GCGGATATTCAGTTTTTATTCCAGATGGCACATATTTGGTATCTTCTGTTTTGTCGGTTACAGGCGAAGTTTTTGGGCAAAGTTGGAATGCAATCCTGAAACAAGGCGCATCTGATAACTCAATTTTTAATTGTCAAACAGGTAGTGTGTCAATTAGCAACATGACGCTGCAAGGTACAACAACAAATATTGATTCGTTTGTTCACGCCATTTATAACGATTTTGCAACCCGACCTAAAGCGTTGCAAATTGAAAATGTGCAGGTCAATGGCTCAAGCGCAGGCGCAGGGTTTACTGGTGGTATGTATTTTGTTGCCGTTCAAAACGCGCAAATCTTAAACAACCGCATCCGTAATATTCGTGGGACACAATCAGCAAACGGTATATTCTTCAATGGGTACCTTCCCGTTAACGCACAGACTATTGCTTCCGGAACATCGTTGCCACTGGCTGCCACGGGCAATTTGTTTTTTGTAAGTGGCACAACAACAATCAATACGATAGCCGAAGGAGCAAACACAAACGATGTCGTTACATTGGCATTCCAAGGTTCATTGACACTTACAAACAGCGCTAGCTTGCAACTGCTTGATAGCCGCAACGTCATTACAGTGGCTGCTGCTGATACAAGCACACCTGAATTTTTTGTGGTGATGCAGAAAGTTAGCGCAGGTGTTTGGAAGCAAATCCCATACAGCACTTCCGTCTGCAACTTTTGCAGGGTTATTAACAACAATATTGAATTTCAAACCGGTTCCGCTGATGCTGACAAATATGGTTATTTAGGTATTGGTTTTCGTATGGGTGGTACTGGAAACATCATTTCCGAAAACTATATTAAGTATGGTAATCAAACACAAATTTCTTGCGTTAGCACCACAAACTTCTTGGATCGCTTCCAAGGACTTGTTATTAGCAATAATACTTGCGAAGAACTAATTGCCCCAACAGTATCTGTTCATGGGTACCAAGAAAACGCAATTGAACTTGGTGGTCGGGCAGAAAACTGTATTATTACCGGAAACTTTATTAACCGTGCTTTCCGTTATGGAATCTGGTTAAGCGAAGATGGCACTTACAATAGCAACGGCTACAACATCATTTCTAACAACACGTTGCGTGATGTTCAAATGCATGGCATTTCTGCGCTTGGTGTGCATCGTGCCATCATTAACGACAACGTAGTAATTAACGCTGGCAACTTTAATGCCAACACTTACTCCGGCATTTATTTACAGCCACAACCATATGGTGCTGGATCAGAGTGCATAGATATTCAAGTGCATGACAACACTGTGTATGGCCCTACATATACACAATATGGCGTGTATATTCACAACCCAAGCGCCATTACATCCAATCGCGTAAGCGTTATAAACAATGATCTACGGGCTTATTCTGGTGGAGTTTATGACACTGGTTTGGCAACACGCCGAATCGGTCAAGTCAGTAACACACAATTTCCATTTACTAACGCCATTTCTGGGTATAAAGGCGGAGCAGACAACACTGCAATTAATGTACTTTCTATTGTTATTCCTAACATTAAAGTTGCTGGTCTGCTTAAAATTCGATTTGTCGTAAACAGCAATCAAATTTTGCGCGTTGCATCTGGCGAATACATTGTGACGTTTGGACGCACCACAGGGCAAGACACTGGCCTTTCAGGTGCAACTGTAAACGCTGCATCTTTGGCGCTTGCGGGTGGATCTGAAACATTTACATCTGGCCCAACTTGGTCAATTTCTTCTTTGTCAGGAACGTCTAGCAACGCTCAAACCGCAACAATTCGTTGCTTGCTTAACAGTGATTCAGACTTGGCAACAGATATCCACTATTGGGCTGAGTTGCTATCCGATTCCTACAACGGCGCTGATGAAACCGCTGAAGTTTCAATTTATTCTGTATAAGGAAAACATAACATGGCTGACAGCAAAATATCTGCACTTCCCGCTTCTGCAACCCCTTTGGCGGGTACGGAAATATTGCCCATTGTGCAAAGCAGCACAACTAAACAAGTCTCTGTTGCCAACTTGACCGCAGGCCGGGCCATTAGTGTAACCACACTTACTACAACTGCCGCAAATGCTATGGCATCTACAGGCGGTGGCACAGGGTCTGGTTACTCGTACATCACCAATACTGGCGGTCAATTGTATTTCGGCGTTACTTCAAGCACAGGCACTGGGCTTGGCGCAGGCTTAAACAATTACTCGTCAGCACTTACAACTTTTAACGCAACTGATCTTGGTTTAGGCACAAACGGAGTTAATCGCTTAAACATTGGTTCTACAGGTGGCGTTACGGTTGTCTCTGGCAACCTAGTTATCGGCACCTCCGGCAAAGGCATCGACTTCTCAGCAGACAGTCACGCAACAGGAATGACGAGTGAGTTGCTGGATGATTATGAGGAGGGAACATTTACTCCAACTTGGATACCAGCAAACGGTTCAGGGGCAAACGTTAACGTGGCAAACGGTTATTACACAAAGGTCGGGAACCTCGTTACCATTTTCTTTAGGCTGGGGACAAACGGGCACGGCACATCATCCGGCAACATCACAATCGGTGGGCTACCTTTTGCATCGTCTTATTCAGTAAATAACCAAGGCTCTCTGGTCTGCGGTTTAGCCGCGAACATGGCAATAACAGCAGGTGAAAGTTTAGTCGGCCAGCTAAACACTGGGGCTACCACGGTTAACCCGGTGTTGTGGAAGGCCACGACAGGAACGCAAACCATAACCGCAGCCGAGTGGGGTGTTTCTGGTGTTGTCTTTTTCACTGGCTCTTATCAGGCTGCTTAAGGAATCATCATGTCATTGACCAAAGTTTCCTACAGTATGATTCACGGCGCATCAGCTAATGTGCTGGATTATGGTGCAGACCCGACAGGAGCCGCAGACAGTACGGCAGCCATTCAAGCTGCCGTTAATTCAAAAAACGGATTTTTGTCTGTTTATTTTCCGGCTGGCACTTACAAGATTACCAGCACCATTACATTTGCCTACGACAGATATTTTGTGTACGGGGATGGCGTGGCATCAAAAATCAATTTTGTTCCCACGGCAAACGACGATTGTTTTTTGTTTGATAAAGGCTCTGCCGTTTCGTATCAAAACGTAATTCGAGATCTGGCGTTTTATTCCGACGACACGACCTATGACAAAAGAGCGATTACGATTGTTGATGTCAGTTCCTGCTTGATTGAAAACGTACAAACCATTTTTCCGCACTGGTCAGGCGGCAGCAGCTACTCAACTTTCCTTTGGGTTCAGGGTAGAGATACGACTGCCGTGCGAGGGCTGAACGTATCTGCCGATGTGCCGATTCGCATCAGCCCGATCCCCGCGCCTCACACTGCATCGGGAATTGGAATCGACCAGTTTCATTTTTCCGACTGCTATTTGCTCTGCAGCAAAGCAACAAAAGCAGTTGTGCAAATTGATTCTGGCGTAAATTTAACACATGTCACATTTGATGGTTATCAGGCGTGGATCGGTGGCAATTATGGTGTGTATTGGGTTGACACTAATACAATCGGCACATCGCTTGCTTTCACAATAAAAAATGTGCGGTGGGAACAAGAAGGAGGAACGACTGGTTATTTTATTTACATAGACCATAACTATCGCTTGCAGCAATTACTGCTTGAAAACCTCTACGGCGCTAGTGCAACAAACGGCATTCGTCTGCGTAAGGTCGACAAAGTAAGTCTAAAGCAGATTTTTTATGTAGGGTCACAAGTTGCACTCGACGTAACCGCCGAATGTGATTTTATAAACTTTGAAAATGTTTTTTTCAACGACCCAGCATCTACTGTTTCCATACAATCACAAGCACACAGCGGCACTTATTGGCTCGGTGGTAACGCGACTACGTTCTTACCTGAGTCGCCAAATGGCGGACTTGTGCAATACATCAACCGAGAACCAAATAATGGGTATTCAAGGCTTGTACCCAAAGAACTATCGCTTGCTGCTGGGCAGGCAAAAAAATTCTGCAACGAAACTGCCCAGTCTTTGGTCTTGATAGTCGCATCAAATCAACTATCAGCTTTATATCAATTAAGAGGAACTGCTCACGGAACAATTTTAATGTTGGGGGATACAACATGGTGGGGGGCAAGTGCTTCTGCCCAAGACTTTAATATCTACTGGGATGCCGGAACTTCTGAATACCTTATTCAGAACACAACTGGTGGAACCGTGACTTTCAGCATCGTCACTGTCGGATAACCGCCCCAGTCCGGCTGACTGGTTTCTTTTGATTTTAATTGGAGATTAAAATGGCTTTAGAAAAAGTAATCGTAGTAGATAAAATGGAAGTATTGGAATCTGGTGTTGTACAAGTACGCACCAAGACCGCCATCCTCGAAGATGGTATTCAAATCAGTGGAACTTTCCACCGTCATGTCGTTGCCCCCGGTGATGACTATTCCGCTGAGGACACCAAGGTGCAGGCTATCTGTGCAGCGACCCACACCGCTGATGTCATCGAGGCGTACAAAGCAGCTCAGGCAGCAAATGCTCCAATGGCTTAACAGCATCCCTGCCGATAAGGTTGCCCACTTTGCGGTGGGTGTCCTTGTCTACGCCCTAGCTCACTTCGTTGACCCTGCTGTAGGGCTTCTGAGTGTGGCTGTGGCGGCTGTTGGGAAAGAGGTTTATGATTATCTCCATAGGGATCGGCATACGCCTGATGTCTGGGACGCTGTGGCTACAATGCTTGGTGGTCTTGTTGGGTTTGTTTCGGGGATGTAGTGCATGGAAAATCAAACACTGATCAACTATCTAGTAATGCTAGGTGGTGCTGTCCTCGGATGGCTATGGAAAACACTTTGGAATGCAGTTGAAAGGCTCAAGACAGATCTCAAAGACCTAGAGGTCAAACTTCCCGAGACTTACTCGATGAAGATTGACATCGACAGACGGTTCGACAAGATCGAAGCAGGGTTGCAGCGCATTTACGAGAAGCTGGACGATAAAGCCGACAAACACTAAATAGTGAGGTAATAACTGTGTACTTTTTCCCATTTGTTATTTTCTTACAGTTCGTACCTATAGTAACCCCTCAACCACTGTTAGAAAAACAGCCAGAGAGCCTTACAGCCCCCTTAACGACCAGTTACAGGACTTACCTTGTGTCTACTAAGTGTCCTTCTGAGCTAGTTGGTGTCCAAACACCAGGGTCAAAGGTTTACCATGCTGCCATTGATGCTGGTTTGTCTTGTCTTAATACCGGTTCTTTTATTCACAAAGCAGAGTTTAAACAGGTGTGTGCATAATGACCCAACTAACTAAGCATTTCAAGAGTGAAGAGTTTGAGTGCAAATGCGGGCAGTGTGGGTTTGATAATATCAACCTAGAATTAGTTGCTGTCCTTGAGCATCTTCGTGAGGTGTATCATCACCCCATTAAGATTAACTCTGGTTGTCGTTGTTATGACCACAACAAGGCTGTAGGTGGAGAAGACAAGTCTAAACACATGCAGGGTATCGCTGTGGACTTTGTAATTGATGGTATGAGTCCTGCGAAGATCTACCAATACTTAAACAGTAGATTTCCAGATAAGTACGGCATTGGTGAATACCGCAGTTGGGTGCATCTGGATGTCCGCAAAGGTACTCCGGCCCGTTGGAGGAAAGTATGAGTTGGTTCCAATCTTTAATTACAGGTGGTGTTGATAAGTTGGTCACTTCTGTAGGTGACTCGTTGGATAAACTTATTACCTCTGATGAAGAAAAACTAAAAATACAATATGAACTTGAAAAGATTAAACTGGATGCCCAAGCAAACGCTATCAAACTGGAAGCAGAGCTTGAAGTTAAGATGGAAGAATCTATCACAGCTCGTTGGCAGTCAGATATGCAGAGTGATGAACCTCTCGCCAAGCGAGTGCGTCCCTATTCTTTGGTCTACCTTCTGTTGGTTGTTAGCTTACTTTCTTTTACTGACGGTAATCTTGGAACATTTGCAGTAAAGGAAGTTTACATTGACTTGTTTCAGGCATTACTTCTTCTAGTCTTTGGTGCTTATTTTGGCGGCAGAAGTCTAGAGAAAATTATGAATAGGAAGAAATAAAGAGTGGCAAGAGCAACTACTGACCTTATTAGAGAGGCAGCAGAAAGCGACCTAGAGACCTTTATTCGTCTGGTATCACCCCAAAGAGTATTAGGGGACATCCATACAGAGGTCTGTAGGTGGTGGACTAGGGAAGATGCTAGGAATAACCAGTTATTGTTATTACCTCGGGGGCATCAAAAGTCTGCTATGGTGGCCTATAGGGTAGCGTGGTGGATTACCAAGCACCCAGAAACCACTGTTCTTTATGTGTCTGCTACGGCAGACCTAGCAGAGAAGCAGTTGTATGCTATTAAGAATATCTTAGATTCTGTTGTCTATCGTAGGTATTGGCCGGAGATGCTTTTACCAGATGAGGGTAAGAGAGAGAAGTGGTCAGTAGCTGAGATCTCTGTAGACCACCCTAAGCGTAAGTTAGAGGGTATCCGTGATGCAACCATTAAGGCTGCTGGTCTAACGACTAACACTACAGGCTTCCACGCTGATATTGTTGTCCTAGACGATATTGTAGTTCCTGGTAATGCTTATACACAAGACGGTAGAGATAAAGTAGGTGCAGCCTACTCTCAACTAGCCTCTATTGAGAACCCTGGTGCATCTGAGTGGGTAGTTGGAACTAGATACCATCCACAGGACATTTATCAAACAATACTTTCAATGAAGGAAAGTATCTATGATAAAGATGGGAATATAGATAGAGAAGAGGATGTATATGAAGTCATGCAAAAGGTTGTTGAAACAGACAACGAGTTTCTCTGGCCAAAACAACAAAGACCAGATGGTAAATACTTTGGCTTTGATCTAAATGAGCTTGCACGAATAAAAGCAAAGTACATAGATAAGACACAGTTCTATGCACAATATTACAATAATCCTAATTCAGCAGAGAATGCACCAATTGATAGGGCTAAGTTCCAATATTACGAAAAGAAACTACTAAGAGCAGATGAGGGTAGTTGGTATTTCAAGGATAAAAAACTAAATGTCTTTGCTGCCATTGACTTTGCTTTCTCCTTAAATAAAAGGGCTGACTCTACTGCCTTAGTCACTATTGGTGTTAGTTCTGATTGGGATGTATTTGTTTTAGATATCGATCGTTTCAAGACTAATAAGATCTCTGAATACTATAAGCATATTCTTGACGCTCAATATAAATGGGGGTTCAGAAAAATCAGAGCAGAGATAACTGTAGCACAACAAGCCATTGTGCAAGAGTTAAAAGATAGTTATATTAAACCTAATGGTCTTTCTCTTTCTATTGATGAATATAGACCATCAAGATCAGAGGGAGATAAACAAGAGCGTATACTATCCACATTACAGCCAAAATATGATAATATGCAGGTATGGCATTATAGGGGTGGTAATTGTCAGATGCTTGAAGAAGAGTTAACCCTGGCACACCCGCCACATGATGACTGTTCAGATGCCTTGGCCAATGCTGTAGCAATTGCTATTGCACCAAGAAAGAGTATGAATGCTAGTAAGACTATCAGTAATATTGTATCTCACCCAAGATTCGGTGGTATCAGTTGTCGTTAAAAGAGATCAAAACGAAAGGTAAGAAATAATGTCTGCAAAACCTGCAAAACTCGATTCCGTTATTGGTGCTGATGACCTAGCTAAGAAGTTAGCTTCGTTATATAACCAATGGTATATCCAAAGACAAGAGAAAGAGGCTGAGTGGCGTGAGCTAAGGAATTATATCTTTGCTACGGATACCACTAAGACCAGTAATTCGTCCCTACCATGGAAGAACTCTACCACTTTACCTAAGATCACTCAGATCAGAGATAACCTACACGCTAATTATCTTGATGCCCTATTCCCTAATGATAATTGGTTAAAGTGGGAAGGCCATAGCCGTGATGATGTAACTCTCAAGAAGCGTAATGCTATTGAGGCTTATATGAAGAACAAGCTAAGAGAAGGTAAGTTCCGGCAGACTGTATCTAAAATGTTGTATGACTACATTGACTACGGTAATGTATTCGGTGATATCGTCTGGGAGAATAATAAACACATTGATCCAATTACAGGTGAGGAAGTCCCTACCTTTATTGGCCCTAAGGCTGTAAGAATCAGTCCTTTTGATATTGTGTTTAATCCTACTGTTGTAGATTTTAAGGATTCACCTAAGTTTACAAGATATGTTAAAAGTATCGGAGAACTGAAGAAAGATCTGAAAGATAATCAACTAGGTTACGATAAGAATGTTGTAGCTAAGGTTATTGGCATTCGTGCCGCACTATCTGCCTTCAGTATGGAAGATTGGAATAAGGCAGAGGGCTACCTCGTTGATGGTTTTGGTACCCTACAAGAGTATTACCAATCAGAATATGTAGAGATCCTTGAGTTTGAAGGGGATATTTACGATAAGGATAAAGATGAACTACTAGAGAATAGGGTCATTACTATTATTGATCGTACTCATATCCTACGCAATATCCAGAATCCTTCATGGTTTGGTAGAAGCTCTAAAGAGCACGTTGGCTGGAGAGATCGTCCTGATAACCTTTATGGTATGGGGCCGCTTGATAATCTGG